CCAAATCCTAATAATCTAAATTCTTTTTTACCAGTTACTGCGTTTCTTGGTTGGCTCATATCATCTGTAACCTGACGTATAATTAAATTGGTATTATTAACTGAAACAGACAATGTATTATTTAAATCTACAAAAACACTAGTAACTCCTCTAGGAATACCAGTTAAAGGGCCACCTGCTATTGGAGCATCAATAGGATTAGTTGTTAACGTAACATCAAAATCAAAACCTATTTCAGCAGAAGTAAGTGTAGCATCTACAGCAGATACATCTACATTCCCACTAGCTACAGTAAACTGCCCAATGTAATTGTTACCATTTACTACTTCTACAACTGCACCATTGTTAAAATCTGCTGACACATCAAACACACCAGCCGTTCCAGTAAACACAGTAGACATATCTGTATTCTTAGTAGCTACAAATTCACAAAGAACATGCTTCTCTGTTCCATCACCAAGATTAAAAACAACATTAGCAAACACTCGATCATCAATAGTACAAGTAGAAACAAATGTTCCAGCACAGGTAAACTCAGTCCACCCTGCTCTTTTTTCAGCACGATTAGAATTAAATACAGCTATTGTTCCATCAGCATTTGTAATAAATAAATAACTTTCCGATCTATTTAAAGCGCCATTAAAAACATTTTGCTCAATAGGAGTTTTAATTAAATGCGAAGAAACAGTAGATATAGGACTAGCAACATAAGCAGCTTCGCCATCGCTAAATAAGAACTCTCTTATAATAGCTCCACCTTTTTGAGTAAAAACAGTTGCTCCATCAAATACAACAGGTCTTTCAAATCCACACCCAAAAGATGTTTGTCTTCGAACTTGAACATTAGTTGGAGTCACAGGCTGGTTTTGAAATGCAGGTAAATACATTTCAGAAGATGCAGTAAACACCTGAAGATCCCTATTAGATACTACATGACGTATTTGATTTATCTCACCAATACTTGCAGTTACTTGTATTGAATCATTATCAGCAGCAGTACCAACATCAAAGTTATAATATTTACCACTCTTGCTCATAAAAATTGCGTCTGGTTGAGCAACAGTACCAGCAAAGACTAATCTGTTTTCATGGAATGTAACAGCAGCAGGAAAACCTCGAAGAGAAGAAAAAGACTGTTCATCCCAAGTAGTAATAGGTGCATGACTTTGAATTTTTGGAGTACCACCACCATCTTCAGAAGCATTTGCACTGCCACCAGCAGTAAAAACAAAACGATTATCATCTACAATAGAAGCTACAGAACGTGTTCCATTTAAATTACTATTAGAAATATTACCAACTGAAGCTGCACCAGCTATAACAATAGAATCGCCAACACTTAAACCATGATTTACCATAGTTACCTCAACATCAGCAGAGCTTTCTGTTGTTCTAAATGGTGCTACATCTAAACTTACAGTAAGCGTATCGAGTATATCTCCCGTTGCTACTGTTGAGTTTGTTACTCCAGTTATTTCAATCTCTGCACCATTGTACCTTACTGTTGTTCCAATATGCTTTGATGGACTAGATGTATCCCAATACGCAGAACCAGTTGTTAAAGTTACTCCTGATCCAGAAGTAGCAGAAACATCAAGTGTAACTCCTGATTTCTGGAAATTAAAATACGGTTGGTATATTTGTTTATTGTCAGACTTTTGATCAAATACAAAAGGCTCAACCTGAAAACTAGATAAACTTGTTCGTATTAATTGTTGAGGCATAAATGTAGGATGGCAAATAAACATAACATCGCCAGCTTGAGCAAATGTATACTCATGTAAGAAGTCATGATCAAACTTTAATGTTTGACTATTTACATCCTGAGTAAGTGTAGCTGTTAAAGCAACAACACCAGTAGTAGGATTAATTAAAAATACTCTTATCTTTTGATGCTCAAGAGAAACTATATATTGTTCATCATCAGAAAATATAAATGGCAAAAGTCTAGCTTGTTGAACTTTAGTACCATCAACAGTTATATCAGCAAACTTATATATATGCTCCAAAGCTGGTCGCTTTATTACACCACCCTCTGCTCGAAGAAAAAAGTTTTCTACTCGTTGCGCTGATTGATTGTATAACTCTGTATCTGTTCTTGAATACAAAGAGGGGCTTACTTCACCGTATTTGAAGTTACTTAATGGAACGCGAACCTTTTGCATTTAGCTTCGCCTTTGTGCAATAAATCTTGATGTATTAAGTTTTCTTGTTGTTTGTTGTTGAGAGTCTGTTGTTCTAGCTTTCATCATAGAAATTTGAGCTTGTTGACCCATCAAAGTAGATAACTGAGAATCTCTTGCAATACTAAACGCAAACACTCTTGCTAACTCAAATTGTAAAGCAACAGTAAAATAAGAAGGAAAATCTGTTTCTTCTGCGCGATAAGTATAATCAAGTATAACTACTGAGTTTGCATCTTCGTTAGCAAATATTTTGTCACCATAAGTTTGATATTCTACGGGAACATCATTTACAGTAACAGCATGAGTCATTAACCATCCATCAGGTAACTGATAGGCTGCATCATATCTTCCAGTAGGTGCATCTGTAAGTCTATTTAAAATAGCTTGATTGGTAGCAAATCTCCAACGTGTACTTGTTAAAGTAGCTCTAGCTATGTCTTCATAAACATTAGAGGCTACAAGAGCCTCATTGTTTCCATCATCAAAAGAAGTAATAGGTTCAGCACCAATCAGGATTAAAGCTCTTGCACAAATATCTATAGCTGAGTTTGCTGGTGTGCTTGTTACTGCCATTTTTAATCCTTAAAGAAAGGTGGGGCCGAAGCCCCAACCTATTAGTCGCTATCGGTTTCTACTACTGCCGTACCATCAGATACGTCAACAACAGTACCAGTATTTGATAGAACAGTACAAAAGTTTGTTGTCGGAACATTAGTATCGCGAACGATAATTAAGTCACGAACATCAAGCATGTTTGCTGCACTATTAAAATACCCAGCAGTGTTTACAGTCGCAATAGCATCAGCAGATGTATACATCCACAAACTACCGTTTGAATCACCACCGACCCGAGTTAGTCCACTTGAAGCAAAAGCCATTTTCTAACCCTCCTAGTTATTATCTAGCAGTTCGTATACGCCGTTGTCATCAATGACAACAGAACCCATTGACATCATTGATGTCGCTAGGTGCGATACTTTTTCTGCTACATAGTTTACTTCGGTCTGAACATCAGCGTTCACACCAAGTCCAACTGCTCTCATGTGGTAAACAAAGTTCTTACCACCAGCTACAGCTGATGTTGAAAAGATCTTGAAGCCCAAGAACTCTTTCATTGTCATACCGCCAGCAAACGGTAAATTTTGTGGTCCAACAAAATCACTTGAAGCAAATTCTGTAATATTAAACAGATCTGCAAAACCAGCAGGAGACATTGCAATATAGCGTTGCCCATCTTCTGGAATACTTGCTGTTCCAAATGTTTCAAAAGCTGATAGTAAGTCTGCTTTTTCAACGGCAGATGATGTATTGTGTAACTGAGTTGAGTTAGCACCAGCATCCATAGCTGTTGTGATAATCTCGTCAGTCTTACGACCCAATGCAGCAGCAGCAGATTCAGCAATAGCTTGGCGTTCGTTGATATTTGTTTTCAACTCGTCAAGTTTATCGATGTACTCAGCAGCATAAAAGTCAGCCATTGTTACTTCCACATTAGTATGTGCAAGTTCCATTGGTGTAACATTACCGTTGCGTGATTTAGTTGAAGCAGTTCCAGTTCCTATTTTCTGGAATCTTGCCTGATTGCCCGACACATTCGTAGAACGAATGGTATTACGCAGCTTTGAACCCATGCGCTGATAAGCTAGATGCACATCGGTTTCAAACTGTTTAATAAAGGCTTGGTCTATTGTATTAGCCATTTTACAGTTCCTAAGTTAAGTTATGTTTGCATCTTGGGTGTCCACTCTACATCCTCAACGAAGGTATCCTTACGGGCTTCTCAGTGCTTTATGGGCCTCGATAACTCATCTACAACATCATTTATATCAGGATTGCAACGCACAAAATGAATAAAGTTAATATTTTTGTATTGAGAACAACCCACTGTTTCAAATCCTAACCATGCTGCCCACTGCAACATATCAGCGTAATCACTCTTAATAACCATAGAAAGCATTGGATAAGTTTTATCAAAAAAGTTTACTAACATCTTTGATCCTCTAGCTAAAACAAAAAAATTATCTTTAACTTTAGTAGAAAACATAGCAAACATTTGAGGTGTATCTTCGTCAAACAATAATCCACCAACAAAAATTATTTCATCATTTTTATCTCTAACTAAATATACTTCACTTTTTCTAGTTAGATCTTTTAAAGCACTTAAAACATCTGGATAAAGACCTGTTTCTAAAAGCTCTTTAATATTTTCGGGATGAATAATATGGATAAATTCGTATATATGATCGTCTTGAAAAGGGGTTAAGTAATAACCCCCTCTCTGCATTATTTTAAGTTCATCCATAAAGTTTCTGGAAACCTTCATTTACCATTTTGATAAAGTTTGAATCCTGTTGTGAACGATCATGGTATCTTGGATCTTTCATCATTTCTTCTAGTCTGCCTTGACTTAAAGCGCCAGTAGCAGGGCTACCATCAACTACAGATGGATCTTGCATCTGTTGCATCATAAACTCTAACGCTACAATACCATCACTAGTTTCACACATTCTTTCTAAAGCAGGTAACATATCTTCAGGAAAGAACTTATTTGCAAACAAAGAAGCAGCTTCTATTCTAGCTTCAGAATTTTCACCAAGCTTCGAAGCCTCAGCATCTATATCAATTTCTTCAGGTTGAGCAGCCATGTAAAACTCAATGCCCTTTTGAAATTCTTCATGTGAATATTTGTTATCGTGGCAATGTTTTGCCCAGTCCTGAAGTAAATCAGTACCCATAGCTTCATCAAATTCAATGTCAGAAGGAAGTTGGTAATCACCAAAAGAATCAGGAACGCCCTCTTTAGGTTTATCAAGTTCTTCCATTAACTTAGATTTTATATCTTCTTCTTTTTGTCCAAGCTTAGATTCTAATTCTTTATAAGCCTTGCCTAGCTCAGACGGATCATTAAATTTTTCTGGCAACCATTCAGGACGATCAGATGTTGTTATCTCATCTACAGTTGACTCAGAAGTTTCTACTGGTGCAACCTCTTCTACAGTCGTTGTTGTTTCTTCAGCCATTCTTACCCTCTTTAGATTTAATAAAAGAACCATGATTAGCTCTGGAAGATAATAATCCAACAACGAATCTCTGACCTTCTAAATGTCTTAACTCGTCATTAGAAATGTTTGGGCCATTAGCAATATCAGTTGTAATTGATTTTAAATACTCAATTACAGCCTTACCTGTTGGTGTAGCTAACATAGAAGCAACATTTAAACTAATTTGTTCATCAAGTTTTTGGGATCTTTGTATTCCATCAATCCCAACATAAGGTTGTTTACTCAAGCTTTACTCCATTGGTTGTGGTGCTTGAGCCTGACTTTGCTGCATTTGCTGCATTAATGCAACTATTTCTTTTCTTTGAGACTCATCTCTTATTAAATTATCTGGAACTCCAAACTTCTTAGCAAGATAAGCAGCAGTCTCTTCACTGTTTACCAATAGCTGTAAAGTCTCAGGACCAAATGCACCTTGGGTTAATTCAAGAAATCTTGAGATAGCAGTAATATCTTGGTTAGCTTGTGCTTGTGCTAGTGGAGAAACAGACTTAACTTTTATTTCTCTACCGTTAAGAACAGGTATTTCGATGCGACCTTGCTTCTTTAAGATATGAATAACTCTTTGCAACACAGGTTGAACAAGTTCTACTTGCAATCTACCAAATGCAGATCCAATACGTCTTGATAAATCAGCCATTCGCTCTGCTATTTCTGTTGCAGATGCAGGAGTTTTATTAGGATCTCCAAGCATATCATTATACAAAGCACGTTTAATATTGTTTCTCATATCTCCCAAAACTAATTGAGCAACATCGAAGCGACCAGCAGCTTGTATAGGTTGCAATCCAGCAGATCCCATAGCTTTAGGAATTATTGTTCCAGGGACTAGGTTTATTGTATCAGGATTTATTACCCCATCATCTTCCATCTGATAAATACCAGAGATAGACATCTGAGCATTTTCTAATATTAACTCGATAGTAAGGTTAGTTGTTTTAATAGAAGACAGAGCATTGATTAATGGCCCACGCCCATACACTTCACCAGCACATTTAGACCAACGAAAACAAATAAAAGGATTAGATCCTAAACCTTCCATTTCTCTTTTAAATATTACAGATTTAGTTGTCATGCATATTGCATAATGAAAGTTTGCGGTTACGTTTGGAGATTGATAATTACGACAAACAATTTCTAATACTGTAGTTGTCTTATCTCCAGCACCCTGAACCATAGAATTTATTTCAGGAGAAAACTTAGCTTTAGGATATAGCTGTTCTAGTTGATTAAATCTTATGTTCTTACGCTCTCGAAAAACATGATCGATGCTATCATCAGGGCCAGTATCAAGTATAACATGAGGCAAAGGTATAGCTGCAAAACGTATTGGATTAATTGCATCACCTTCTTCGCAAGCTAGAATACCAGTACCTACTGCTAAGTCCATAAAAGACTCATGAACTTCTTGGGCAAAGTTAGAGTTTTGAATTACTTCAAATACATAATCAGTTACTTCATCTAACTCATTATTTACTTCTTCTCTGTTTTCTTTAGGTATTTCTGATCCTGCTGTAAGATCAGCCCATCGAGCAAAGTTAGGAACAAGGCCAGATTGTAATCTTGATGCAAACTCCTGAACGCCAACTACAGCAGTTTCATCAAATATTTTATCATCTCGTCTTTGACCTATAGTTTCGTGATAAAAACTTTCCCTTTGAGGCAGGGCATATTCATAACATTCTTCAAAGAGAGGAACAAAGTTTTCACGTTTAGCTTTAGCTTTGTCATACCTTTGAAGATAATTCTTGGCAATTTCATCCATTACATACCAAACCTTGAGAAGTATCCTTGACCTGTTTTGGCAGTAAGTAAGCTTCTTCTACCTTTGCCACCTGCACGTCTTGATCTGCGTAGAGCAGCCATGCTTTTCATTTTAGGATCATCAAAGATGTTTTCGCCTTGGCGATCTAACTGACCTTCAGTTACCGTTTGGTCAGACGGAGCCATATCAATAGCCGTTTCCAAAGAGTCTGCTTTGGCATCGGCAAGATCGGCTTGGGCTGTTTCTTTTGCAGCTTCGGCTTCCGCTTTGTTTTCTTTAAGTTGCTCATCTACTTTCGGGTCTCTTTTTCTGCCACACATTATTAGCTCCTAGTTTTTTTATCCATATGCACATAATTTAAAAAACATCAACGCACAATTACATACGCGCCCAAAATCCTTGTCTTCTTTGCTTTGGCTTATGCTTAGAAAACAAGTCAAAATTTCTAT